CCCACCAGACTGGCTAACGCTGGCAGCTTTTACTTCAACGCGGTAACTTTCATTGTTGTCATCAAAGATTAGTAAGTCAAAGCCTTCATGGTTTACTCGACAGCACTTTAAACCAGTCTCCTCAAAGACAGCTTCTGCTATTAACTCCCCCACGCGACCCAGTTGATGTGCATTACGCACAGTCTGATAGCCCACTTACTTATCCTTTTCCTCTAGCCTGTCTAGTTTATCAAGCCTACGCTGCGTTGACTGGTTAAAGAAAGTAAAAAGTTGAGTGATTTTGGATTCGCTATCTTTCAAGCGTTCATCCATTCTGTCGGTTTTGTTTTCGAGAGAAGATATAGCCCGGCTAAACCACCAGAGCATAGCCATCGCTGCGGTGAGGATAGGCCAGTAAGCAAGAAGTGTCTCGCCAAAGTTCACGGCTAGTCACCTTTGAAAAGCTTCTGAACCGTCTCGGTTTCCCAGATACGAATGATCCACCAGACCAGTGCAAACAGGGCGGCGACTTCGGGCAGTGCATCAAAGAACGCGCCGAGCGTTACGCCGCCGCTTGCAAGGTCAACAGTGGATTTCATTTCGTCTGTCATTTCTCTTTACGCAAGTTAAGGGCAAGCTTCTGAACGAAGTCATCAATCTTGGCGAGAATCTCGTTGTCCCGGAGGGAGGGGGTTACGTTAGCAATCACCGATGCGGCTGCTACGACAGCGGTAATCCAAGTGATAAGAGTTTCCATTATTCTGCATCCTGTATGGTTAGAGTTCCAGCGTTTACTTGGCGCATAATTTCGTCATAGTGGCGGTTGCCAGCAACACACGGCACAACATATCTTTTCTCCCCTATCATACATTCAATAGAACCATTTGATTCTTCTTCCGAGGAAACATATTGTGCTGATGTAATAATCATTTCATCCATAATTTATAACTCCGCATCAAAGGCTACATAGGCTGACGTCGATTGATAAACCTGAGCGTAACCAGACTTACCGCCAGCATTTTGATCTTGTTGCCCTGTGCCACTACCAATAAGAAACTTTCTTTTTGTATTCCAAGCTGGGTAAGCGGCAGTTATAGAATCAACTGTTTGCGTGGTCGCAGTTGATGTTGCCCCTGCAACAAACCTATATCCGTTTGTTACTGTTGGACTATCAAGGCTAGGTATGGTTCTCATCTCAACAGGTAAATCAATAGCTGACCTATATTCTGTATCTGAATGGGCATAACACAAACCTAAACCAGCTTGGTTTGTATCCGAAGTTCCGTTTGCAGCCATATAATAATACCTCTGACACAAAGCCAACTCTTCACCATAGCTGCGATGCTCAAACTCAGTGGCTACTGAGCCGACTTCGAGTTGAACGCCTGTGATATACCAGTCGTTGCTCGTGCTAGATGCAATATTAACACTTAAACCAACTGCCCTATCTGTATTATCCTGTGCCTGCCAAGTTGTTGCTAAAGTTCCACTAGTCCAGTTTGAACCCGCAGCCAGCCACCAACGAAGTTGTAGGCTTGCGCTATTGTCATTTCCAAATGCACCAGTGGTATCTGCATCAATTAGTATTTCTTTCTTTTCCCAAGTATCAGCAGAAGAAATAGAATAAGATTTGTTAATATGTCTTGAATTATCTACATCAAAAAGTTCAACAATATATGTTCCAGTAACACTAGACTTAACCCAAAAAGACAAAGTTACTTGTTTAGCCGTAGAAAGTCCTTTTTGAATTTGTTGTAAATCTTGACCTTCTAAATAAGTATCAATGTTTACTTTACCTGCTGCCGCTAAACTTGTGTCTGCTGTAGTGCAATCAATCTTGTAAGAATTAGCAAATCCTGCAGGGGCTTCTGAAGATTGACTAACAGTAAATGTTCCTTCATTTGTAAGAGTTTTAAATCTATCTAAGGAAGCATAAGTATTAGAGTTAACTCCAGTAGTTGATGTCCCACGCTGCGCTACGTTCATAGCACCATTGATAATCAGGTTGCGCCGCCCAGAGGGGGTGCTGGGGATTTGCGCTAGTTCTCTTGCGTTACTCATTTTATGAAACCCTCATAATGTAAGCTAATTTATAATAAGGAGGCAGATTGGCATTTGTTCCGCTTGACCCCGCGCTGTTTACAGTAACAGTATGATTGTGCGTCCCTGCGTAACCGGTGTAAACTGTAGCCCCAGAACTACTGGTATCAGCAGCGTTACCCCCACCAGATGTGCCAGACCCAGCTGTTATACTATGCCTGTGATTTCCTGCGCTATTTGTGCTGGCGGTGTGGGTGTGGTCAACAACTATTGCGTCAGCAGAACCGCCTGTATCGCCAATCTCGGATTGCGTTGCCGTTCCCATAACAAAAGTATCTGTTAAATCTGGTGTTCCATTCGTGCCATCACAAATCGCCCAAGCTGCGTCTAGTGAAGAAATAGTGCCACTAAACATAATAATGCCACCAACGGGAACAGTTGTAACGCCACTAAAAGTAGTAGCAGCAAGAGTTCCATTTACAGTAACGTTACCATTAAACGTGCCGCCCGTGCTGGCAGCAACCGTGTCAGACACAGTAAAGGATTTGAACGCAATGACATTCAACTCGTCACCCGCAGCAGCACCCACAGTCAACACAATGCTAGTGCCGTTGGTAGCCGCATAGTCTGTGCCGTTCTCCAGCACAATACCATTCAGTGTAACCATCAGGTTAGCCGCAGTGTAAGACAGGGTGGCTGAGTTGTCATCAGAACCAGTAAAGGTGGTTTGCCCGGCTGTTGCCGTGTAGTTGTATTCTAGGATAGATGCTGTGCCAGCAGATGAAGCGGCAATCCAGTTAGCCCCATCGTAGACGCGCATCTCATTTGCACTACTGTTGAAGTATAATGCACCCTCCACCAAAGCGTCACCGTCATTATCGACTGTCGGGTCGCTGGAGAAACTTCCTAAATAAGTGTCATCGAAGTTATCGAAGGCAGCAGCCGCCGCAGCCGCGCTGTTAGCAGCAGCCGTAGCCGAGCCAGAGGCAGCAGTAGCCGAGGTAGAAGCGTTAGTTGCGCTAGTAGCTGCGTTAGTTGCAGACGTAGCAGCAGCAGTGGCGGAGGAGGAGGAGTTGGTAGCTGATGTAGCGGCATTAGTTTCGCTAGTTGCAGCGTTGGTTGCGCTAGTAGCAGCATTGGTTTCGCTCGTGCCAGCGTTAGTCTCGCTGGTTGCCGCAGCAGTGGCACTACTAGCAGCAGCAGTAGCACTCGTAGAGGCCGCAGAAGCACTCGTAGAGGCTGCGGTAGCTGAAGTAGAGGCATTGGTAGCCGAGGTTGCAGCATTAGTCTCAGACGTTCCAGCATTGGTTTCTGAGGTAGCAGCATTAGTCTCTGAGGTAGCAGCCGCCGTAGCACTTGCAGCAGCGTTTGTTGCATTGGTGGCTGCGTTCTGAATAGCAGTCAGATTGTCTGTAACATTTTGCATGTTGGTCGTTTGACCAGCAACAGTCGTTACGTTTGCATCATTGTTTGCCACAGTAGTTACATTGCTAGAGATCCCAGCAACAGTAGTTACGTTAGCAGAAATACCAGCAACAGTAGCAATGTCAGCTTTAATCTGAGCCACAGTGTTTGTGTCGGCAATAGTCGGGCCGACTTCAACAGCACCAGTGGTTTCATTAAACGCAAGCACCGTCCCCTTACGAGTATCTTTGTTAGCAAGAACAAGGGTGGCAGATGTATCAGAGTCAGAAAGACGAAGGCCGCGATCAGCCAAGTCTTTCATGTCTGCAATCATAGCAACGACTTTATCCAGTTCGGTGTTCAAGGATGCGACTTGGAACGGCCCGGAAGTGGGGAAGTCAGTTATACGCTCAAGGGTAACATCACGGGTAATAACGATAACATCATTGAGAGTAGCACCAGTTCCCAATGTAATGCTGCCAGTTGAGCCGCTACCACCGGTTACAGTGTAGTGCGTAGTTAGCGTCTGCAAGATGTCATTGATATACACATTCAAGTCTGAGGCATCGAAAAACTCGAATGGGACTGTAAATGCAGTCTGCCCTGCCGTAGCAGTGTAAGAGATACGAGGGCTGTTATCGCTAATTAAAATAGTCATGG